ATCACGTCGATGGACGCCACCGCAATGCTGGCCGACGTGGTATATGATGCGATCGCCTTTGTCTGCTTTGGCGAGTGTGTGGATAAATGTACCTTCGCGTTCTTTGGTTATGTTGATCATTTTGTTCATAGTTCGATGACCTCGTCTTCTATGCTGTCATTGGTTTGGGTTCTGATTGCGGTGATTTGAGCGCCTGGGAAGTTTTCTTTGATGAGGCGCACGAGATCATTTTTGTGGGCTGAGATGGCTACGGCGACTTCGCGCATGTTGCAGATGATGATGCCTTTGCGTTTTTGGTAGGCAGCTGGCCATTGTCGTCCGTCTTCGATGATGCCGTATGTGACGCCTTCGAATTCATATTCCCAGATGTTGGGGTCGGCTTGTGGTTGGCCTGCGTCTATGGCTTCGGCGTCCATTGCGTTTAGGCCTCGTATGCATATCTCGGCCCACTTGGCGACCTTCTCGGGGTTCTTGTCGTCTTCGGCTGCGTAGAGGCCTGCCATTGCGGTGCCCCACTTGGCGAGGGTTTCTGGGCTTACGAGGGCAGGCAGTTGGTTTATGCCCCAGCGTTTGTCCATGACTTCGCAGGCGCGTGTGAAGGGTGCTAGGGCGACGTCGCATTTAATTTCGTCTTGTGTTGCCTGCGGGTGGATGATGCGGTCTGTTTTCTTTTGGTATGTTGGGCGTCTCATTCGGTCACCAATCCCTTTACTGCGGCATCAAACTTTCCGGCCTCATCGCCAAACGCGGTCCACCCATTGCGGGTCTTGCGCGAGAACAGGTCGAGGCGCTTGGCATCGGGCATAAGCTTTTCAGCGGCCACGTATGCTTCCTCTGGCTTTTCGGAATGGGCACGTCCAGAGCCTGCTCCGCCGAGGCCCATGATCAACGACCTGACGTTCCGCTCATTTTTCGGTTTTCCTTTTCGGGCTAGGATGATTGGTTCGCCGGAGCAGCGGAAACCATAGCCTGTGCCGAATGCAATCTTTCCCGTTTTGGTTAACTTGCCCCAATAGCCGAGCGTTGAATACCGGAAGCCCCATGCTGGCAGGCATTCCAAGGCGAGGGGTAGATTTGCCCCTGTAGCCCACAGCCAGAGGAGGCAATCTTTGGCGGCTACGTCACCGACGGGCAGGGATTTGATGACATTGATCGGCATGGTTTTGTAATGGGCTTGTGGGGATTTGCCGCCACCTTTTGGGCTGAATGTGGTGAAGTGCCAAGGCGGGTCGGCCATGATAAAATCCCAACCTCCGTCTGTTTCTGGAATGCCGAAAGCATTTTTAATTTTCATGTTTTGCGCTCGTATTTGGCTTCGACTGGTCCGGCGGCTTGGTTTTGGTATTTGCCTGAGTAGGCTGCGGGTTCGGCGATTTGGCTGAAGAGGATTTGAGCTATGCCTGATCCTGCCTTGATGTGGAGTGCTTGGTTGCCGTGGAAGACCAGCTCGAGGGTGAGGTGGCCCCGCCATCCTGGCTCTACCACTGTGTTGAAGACGCTCAGGCCGCGACGCGCCCAGGTTGACTTGTCGTGGACGACGCCGACGAGGTCGAAGGGCATGTCGAATTCTTCCATGGCCGACGCCAAGGTGAATTTGCCGAGTTTCCACTCGCGATTGACAAGGACGCCGTATGCGCCAAACACGATGTCTTCGGCGATCCTAATATCGTAACCTGCCAGCGACATCCCGTGGCTCACGCCATTTAATATATGTTTCTCGGTCAGCATATTTTTGATTGGCGCTGCTTTGATTAGGGCTTGTCCGTTAATGATCATGTTCGCGTTCCTCGTTGCGGGTTGCTCTCGTCTAACCGTCGTCATCATTTCTTTTGCTCATGCTCGGCGAAACTCACTTCCTTGCCCGTGCAGCGTAAGCGGCCCGCAGGGCCACGGGCGAGGAGGTGAGTGTAGCCACAGCTTACAGCAAACCATCGTTGACCTGTTAACTTACTCAGCAAGAAAAAAAACGCGCGAAGCGATTTTTGCTGACTTGACATTTTACTCACCTTTGTATAAATTTCCATTAGGAAATTTCGAAAAAAGCTTGAGTGAGGAAAAATTCAAGTCAGCATTTCCTCACCTTTCCTCAGGTTTCCTCAGGTTTTCCTCACCTAAAAGCGCAAGGTGAGTAAGATTTTTCGGGTCAAACTTCATCGTGATTTATCCATTCTCCGACGACGACGACGGACACTTCGCGTGCCTGTCTGTTGTCGCTTATGCGTTCGACGGCCAGCACGTTTGTTTTGATCCATGTTTTAATTATGGACGACACTTTGGCTTTTCCTTTCTTCTCGGTAATATCAATTCCTAGCATTTCGGCAATTGGGATTCCGACCCAATTTAGCGATTGTGAGCTTTCGCGTAATGGGTCACCGGCTGAGTGTGCGTCAGCCACGATCCTCTGTGCTGTCTTTGCGTCTTTGCCTACGACGCCGTCGAATGCGTCTGGGAGTGTGTATGGGACGCAGACGCCGATCCATTCACCGTTGGCGATTTTGATGCCGATCATCTTGCGGTATAGGGCCGCGTCGGCTGGCGGGGCGAGGTTCGATTTTCCGTCGTCTACGCGGAAGATGGATCTGACCTCGGCTTCGTCTATGCCGATGCGGGCGGCTTCGTCGGGCGACATGCGGTTCACGATTCTAGCCGCTCGGGCTGCGCCGATGAGTGAACCAGCGCCTCGCACTGAGTCGATGGAGGCGTCTTCTCCGTTGCCTTTACGGATGTGGTGGACGAGGCCTATGGCGCACTTGGTCATATCTGCCACGCGCCTGATTTCTGTGACGATGGCGTTGATGCCGACGTTGTCGTTCTCGCTGCTAAGACTGTGCGCTCCGACGAAGGGGTCGATGAAGACGCATCCGATTTGTTTTTTGGGGATTTGCTCGCAGAGGTATTTGACGAGCTTTGTGTTTGGCAGGACGCCTTCGCGGGTTTGGATGCCGAATTTGAGGGAGAAGTCTCGGCCAGCGTTGACGAAGAGTTTGCCGCGCACTTCGTCTGGCTTGATGTCATAGTGCTTCATTGCCGCCAACACGCGCCGCTGGATTTCTTCCAGGGGGTCCTCGAGATTCACCAGCCAGACGTTTGTTTGTTCTTTGACGGGTTCGCCGAGCAGGGGCTTGCCGGTGACGATGGCTAGGGCTTCGACGATTTGGAGGGATGTCTTACCGACGCCGCCTGCCGATGCCAGCACGCTGACGAAGGATCTCAGGTAGTGGTTGCCGTATATCCAGCGTCTGGGTTCGATGCTTGCTTCGTCGAACATGTCGTAGAGCGTGGGCCAGTCTGGGGCTGGCTCTGGTGCGTCGCTTAAGCTGTCGGGTATGTCGATGAACTCATTGTCCTCGACGTCGCTGGCCGGTGCCTCTGGCTGGCTCTCTTGGGGTGGCTTGACGTAGTCGAAGTCATCCAGTCCGTTGGATGGCATTTCGTTGCGTGCGGGATTGATTTCGGCTGCGTAGCTTTTGACGGCCTGGTCGAAGCTTCCGTCGTGCTCGTAGTGGACGTAGAGGTCGAAGGCGTCGCCCCAAGCGTATGCGTTTTCGCCGATGGTCTTGGGCCTACCGATGCCAGCTGCGGCGTCGGATCCGGAGAGGCTGACCCAATGTGTGCCGAAGTTCTCGGTCGCGTATGATGGGCTGGTTTGGTAGCGCGATCGGTAGTGGCCTGACGATCCTTGGCGGGTGTATTGGTATTTGGCGAGCAGGTCTGCGATGGAATGTTCGGCGTTGAAGGCGTCGATGGGGTTTGTCTCGTCGGGGAAATTCTGGCGACGGTCGGCCCGATGGCGGTCTCGGTCGGCGCGGTCACGTTCGGCGTGCTCGGCTGCGAGGCGGTGTTGTTCTGCGCGGCGGTTGATTTCTTGGCGGATGGGGCTGGCGTCGAGGCGCAGGGTTGTGGCGCGCACGGTACGGCTTTGGTAGAAGATGGGGGTCATGTCTGCGTTGCGGCGCTCGATCGGCACGTTGGGCAGGTATATGGGTTGCCCGCAGCGTGCCATGGCTCCGTCTGGGTGGATGCCTTGGGCGTGCATTAGGTCGAAGAGGGCTGTCTGTGCCGCCTCGTATTCTGCGCCTGTGAGGACGCCGAGGATGGGCAGTAGGACGCGCCACTTGCGGTTTTCTGGCGTTGCCCCTGACGACGAGTATGCAAGCAGGCTGACGGGTCCGCAGACGGCCTGCACGGCGTCTAGGACGTCGTCTAGGCTGGGGTTGCCTCGGTCTATGTCTAGGGCCAGCATGCGGAAGGATCCGCGCTCACGCTGGGCTTCGTGCGATCTGCCGTCGTGTTCGCGGTATGTTGACGGGATGAAGAAGTCGGCGTCGCGTTTTTCTTTGGCCTGCGGGGTTTCGACCATCTTGGAGATGTCGGTCCAGCTGACGCCGAGATATGTTTCGCCTGGCTTGTCGATTAGGGTAAAGAATGAGCCTTTAGCTGTAAGGAAGCGGACATCAGACATGATCAATGCCCTTGAAATATGCGGCTTTCGCCTGTATTCTGCGCACGGAAGTTCACCTCTCTCTTCCTAATGTTAGTAGACCCCAGCAAGTTGCTCGCTTGCTGGGGTTTTCTTTTAGATCAAAACGGAATCTCGTCCTCAAAGTCATCCTTGGGAGCTGCACGCTTTGCGGTGCTGGACTTTTCCGTTTTGGTCTCGAAGGGGTCTGCCTTGGCTTCGGGTTCGACGTCCTCGAAGTCATCCATGCCGCCATCGCCGAAGCGGGCTTCGGTGACTTGGATTGCGTCTAGGAGTAGCGAAATTCCCCCATTTCCGTCTGGGTCCACGACGGCCACTCCCCACGCGCGCACGGTGCCGATTGATCCACCCCAGAAGTTCAAGTCTTCCATTGGGTTTTTCTGGCCGTCGATGACGATTGGCTGCTTGTTTGGCGTGCCGTCTTTTTTCATGCCATTGCGCTTGGCGGTGAACTGGACGACGCCGGTGTCGTTGCCGTCGGCGTCCTTGAGCTTCTTCATGCCGAACACGGTCTTGAATGCGGGCATCTTGGGGTTGCGTGACTTGCATGCCTCGTAGTGGCCGCGCAGATCCTCGTAGAGGGGCTTGGCCTGTTCCTTGGTCATGTCGAAGGCGACGGACCACGCGGCGTTGGATGCCGTGGGCGCGCAGGGTTCGCTGCGCTGTGTGGCCGTGTTGAAGCGGTGGGTGCTGTTCAGCTTGGGGTATTGCAACGTGACGTTGCGTGCCAAGACTTTCTTGAAGTCGTCGTTATTTGCCATGATTTTCTTCCTCTCTGGCGTTGGTTTCAGAAGTCTACGTCTTCGTCGAACACGTCTTCTTCCGGCTCTTCAACCTGCCAACGCGGCAGGTCGATAGTGTTAATGACTGGCCATCCGGTCGTAAAGTCATTATGGGTCTCGGCGTCCTTGATTTTTTCGAGGACGTGCGTGACGCGCTGATCTGCGTCGGCGAGGTATGCGTCGGTCAGGGTGTGGATGCCGACGGCGAAGGGTGCGACCTTTTCCACGGCGACGAAGATAAAGCTGTTCACCTGATGGCCCGCGGCGCGCATGGTGCGCAAGTAGAATGCGGCCTGCAGGTCGTACCCATAGGTCCGAATTTCGCGCGGGAAGCCTTGTGGGCTGGCGTCGCGGGTTGTCTTGATGTCGAAGATGACGCTTGAGCCTGGCAGGTAGCCGTCGGGGCGGCACTTGATGGCTGTGCCGGTGACGGGGTCTTTGGCGAAGAAGCTCGCCTCGGCGATGAATGTCTCGTCGGTCAGGTAGCGGTTGGCGACGGGGTTGGCCTTGACGGCATCGGCGATCTTGACGGCCAGGTCGTAGTCGCCTTCGGTCAGTAGGATTTTCTCGTCCAGCTCGGCTTCCAACTGGACAACTTTCCATTTGTTGCCGCGTCTGTCTTCCGGCCCACGGATCACGAGGTTCTTTTCCGGTTCGAGGCATAGGGCATGCACGGCTGACCCCAGGTCGAAGGCGGAGCTGGATTTGTAGATTTTGTGCTTCCAGTGAAGCAAGGATTTACTGGCGACGAGTTTGACGTCGCTGGAGCTGATTTCTGGGCTTGCGTGGTAGTCGTTGTTGGAGAGGTCTAGGATCATTTTTTCATCCATCCATAGAGTGCGATGAGAGCTGCTTCAGCTCTGCCGTCGTCCTTCACCCGCGCCCATTGGTTAGATTGGTCGGGGAAGTGTTGGCTTGCCAGCGATCGGCTGGCATTCTTGTCGGTCGACAGGTGCATGGACTTTTTCCATGTTGACGGGTCGACCTCGAAGGTCGGGATGCCTGCGAAGAACAGGCAGGCTTTGAGTTCGCCGTATGTGGTGGCGATGGTGACTGCGTTTTTGATCCCGATGATTTGGGGATAGAACGGGCGCTCGAGCCAGACGCATTTGACGACACCGATGTCGCTTATGAGCTGGCGCTTGCCGTCGAGGGTGCCTGGCATGTCGTAGGTTTTGACGGACATGGCGCAGGATTCATCGTCTAGGACGGCGAAGGCTCCTTGCTTGCCAGGGTCTATGCCGATGATGCGGGTCATGCTTGCTCCGGCAGAAACTCGGTTGCGATTTCGCCGCCGCAAGCCAAGTAGCCGCAGCCGTCGATCCAATTGTCGGCGTTATACGGGTTGGAGCTGATGCGGGCGAGCTTGAGCAAGGTCATCATCACGGCAACGTCGCTGGCCGTCACGTTGACGTCGAGGTGCGCCGACCAGTATGCCGCGATTAGCCCGAAATTGCGTTCGGCGTCGCCGTGCTGGACTGCGCGGTCTTCGTTTATGTAAGATTTGGCCGTGTCGAGGATTTTGGATCTGTCCATCATTCCACCCATGATTTTTCGTCACGCACCAAGTCGATGCCTGTTACGTCGGCCATGCGTTCGCGGGCCATGGCGGTGGGGACGCGGTCCTCGTTAAGCCAACGTGATAGGCTCGTCTTGGTCACTGGGATCTGCTCGGCGAGCCACCCAAGCTTCAGGCCATTGGACTTGGCCCATTCTCTTATAGCTGATTGCGCCTGCATGGCGTCCTCCTGTGCTGATCGTCATTGATACCTAATGTCGAAAAAAAATAACGTCAAGTAAAAAAATATGCTTGCATCGGGTGATTTTGGCTTTATAACTAGTGACACGAACAAGCAAGCAAACAAGGAAACGAACAGATGATAATCCTGCTTAACATCCCGCACAAAATCTTTAAATCGGCAGATGACGCTGCGGCTGCTATCGCGGTCATGGGGTTTGAAATTGGTGAAACCCGCGTGAGTGTTGACCCCAAGGGTTCGGGTCGTTGCTATGTGGAAGTGCTTGATCTTGACGATGGCGAAGTGATTGGCCGTATCTAACACCCCAACAAAGGAAAACCCTATGCGTGAATTTCTCGAAGACCTCGTCGGTTGCCTCTGCCTCTTCGCCATGATCCCTGGGTTGTGGTTCCTGTTGTACGGATTCGGGTGGCAGTGATGGCTGCTTACTACAACGAGTTCGACCCAAAGGCTGCGGCTTGGCTGCGGGAATTAATCAAACAAGGTCACATCGCAGACGGCGAAGTTGACGAGCGGAGCATCGAAGATGTCACACCAACTGAACTTGCTGGATTTACTCAGTGCCACTTCTTCGCCGGAATCGGCGTCTGGTCCTACGCCCTGCGCCAAGCAGGATCCT